ATTACCCCGGACGATGATATAATGGCCATGATAGACAAGCGGGCACCGGTGACCAGTGAACGTATTGAAAGTATGCGCCGGTTATCTTCCAGGGGAGTTTCAACCAGTTTAAGATTCAGGCCTATACTACCTGGCATATCAGACAGCACCCCCAAATATCCAAAGGCATACAAAACACTAATTGACATGGCAGCAGATGCAGGTGCCAGGGCAATCTCATACGAGGTAGGTTTCACCCCTGGCAGACGCACAGACGATATTGAACGCCGGTGGCGAGAGATTGAACGTATTGCCGGTTTACCCCTGCTGCAAATCTATGACAAGTTTGGGAAGCAAGCATGTACCAGGCCGAGTTATGCGTGGACTGAAAACATTATGCACGCTATAAAAGAAGAAGCAGTAAAGCGGGGAATGACCGTTGGAGTTTCAGACCCGGTTTGGAAGCAACTATCAGACGTGGGCTGCTGCTGCGGAATTGAACCTGACGACCCGGTGTTTGGAAACTGGGAACCCGAGAACGCTACCAATGCTTTAATCAATGCGAAACAGACTGGGGATAAGATCTACTTTAAGGACATTTGCCCGCCCTGGGCAGCTGACACCCCTATGAGTTGGTTGTGTAATATGGGCGTAGGTGCAGAGACCGTTTACAAAGCACGCTATATGACCTGGCAGGACAAACTACGCAAGGACTGGAACAACCTGAAACTTGAACGATCACCGCTAAACTATTTTCAGGGTGCTATGATGCCAGTTTCCAGGGATGCTAATGGCGATATCGTTTACGAATACAAAGGCCTGGAACGCAAGAACCCGGTTAAGATTCCATACTGGGACGTGTAAAATGGCAAAGGGAAACGGCAAAGCAAACCCGGACAACCTACCCCCTGAAAAACAGGTGGAAAACAGGGATGGGGGTAATGGCCAGTTCTTACCTGGTAAAAGCGGAAACCTAAACGGCAGACCAAAGAAAGGCCTGGCCTGGGCAGACGTTGCAAATGAGATACTTGAAAGTCAGGAGATAAACTTGAAACTCACTGCACCCGATGGGACAGTAAAGAGTTTGGAGTTAAAGGCGAATACCAGTTTCAGACACGCTATTGTTATAGCGCAGATTAAAGAAGCACTTGCCGGGAACGTGGCAGCTGCGAAAGAACTGGCAGACCGAACCGAAGGGAAGGCACCTCAATTCAATATCAATGCCAACATGAATCGCAATCATGGAACATTTGACCCAACTACAAACGACCCTGAACAGTGGCTTAAATCTTACCTATCCAAAATCCAAACAGCAGAATCTTGAGTACCGAGCCAGTGTATTAACCCTGGCAGATTCTGACATAGATTTTAGGGGGGCACTGTACCAGTATATGCGTACTGACGTGCTGTACTTCTTTAATGTTTTGCTTTGGACATACGAGGTAAGGCCAAGCAGGTATAAGCAGCTGGGATTCAACACCCCGCATTTACCGTTCATAACCTGGGAGGAGTTTCAAGACGATGCTATCCTGGCCTACGTGGATGCCATTATTGACGGTTACGATTTGCTCACTGAAAAATCTCGAGACATGGGAGCCAGCTGGATAGTCCTGGGGGTGTTCTTATGGTTTTGGTTATTCGGTGGTAGTGGTAATGATTTCTTAATAGGCAGCAGGAAAGCAGAGTTTGTTGACCAGTTCGGAATGATGGATGCACTGTTTCCAAAACTCCGCTACATGATTCACCGGCTACCCGACTGGGTTTTGCCCATAGGATTCGACCCCAGGCAGCACGACAATCATTCAAGAATACAGAACCCCGAAACTGGCAGCACCTTAAAGGGTGAATCTAACAATGAGTATTTCGGTTCAGGTGGTAGGTACCGGGCAGTTTTAATGGATGAGTTTGCAAAGTGGAAAGGAACCGACTCCGCAGCCTGGCAATCCCTGTCAGATGCCACAGAATGCAGACTCCCAGTTTCAAGCGCAAATGGCAAGAGCAATAAGTTCTACCAGGTGAGGGCTGGCATGGATGGAATAAAAGTTAAAAAACTGCGCATCCATTGGAAGAAGCACCCCCTCAAAGGTAAGGCCTGGTATGACGCAGAAAAGAAACGCAGAACACCCGCTGACCTGGCAGCAGAGGTAGATATTGATTATAGTGCTTCTGTGCCAAACAAGGCGATAGAGAGTTTTAACTTTGACATACACTGCGGGCACCGTGTTTATCACAATACAAACCAGCCTATCATATTGTGCTGCGACTTTAATATCAACCCTATGTCCTGGGCTATGGCTCACCAGGTTAAAGACATGACACTATTCTTTGATGAATTGGTTGACCCTGGCAGAACACAAACTGCACCCCATATTCAAGAGTTTTGCAATAAGTACGCAAAGCATAAACACAAAGTGCTATTATTATATGGCGATGCTTCGGGTAAGTTTGGCTCAACCGTTTCCAGGGAAACCGATTACGATATAATTAAACGAATAGCCCGGAGTAGGGGCTGGCAGGTGGTGTCTCATGTACCAGCTGGTAACCCCCCAATAACTGACCGGCTGGATGCCACCAATAAACGGTATTCAGATTGGGAACTGGACGGTAAGAACCATGTTTTGATTGACCCGGTAAACTGCCCTAACCTGGTGCTGGCCAATGAGCAGACGCAGCGCAAAGGTGACGGACTGGACAAGACCGGGGGTGTAGAGCACCTGGTGGACGCCACAGGCTATTATTTCGTTGCTACCTGGCCAATAGCCACCAGGGAACTCGGACGAGTGCAAAGGTATTGAACCGGGGGTTTTATGTTTCTATCTTCACGCATGATTCTGAAAGACAATCAAATTATTATAACATAGGGGGTAGTGATGCTCGCAGGATGGGTTCAAGATGCAATGAAAAACGCACAAGCTGAAAGCCAAATGCAGGAGTACGAGGATTGGCAAGCTATGCGGAAACGTGCTTATATGTACCAGCAGGGGCAAACTAAAGACGAAACTGACAGCTACTTTAGCACGAAACTAATGGCCAAGATTGCCACCGGCTCAAACAACATAACCAAACGAATTACGCAGCGCATAAGCCAGGTCTACCAGGTAGCACCTGACAGGTTCTGGCCTGACCAGGATAATAGCGACAAACTTAAAACTAAGGCCAAGTCATACCAGGACGTGACTGGGACAAAGAATGCCAGCCTACAACGTGCCGAAGAACTAACCAACTTATTGAAACTGATTGCAATTAAAGTGACGACCAGGCAGGGCAGATTAGAGTACGATGTAATCCGTGACTTCATTCCACTGTTTGAACCTGGTGGTGACAAGCTGGTTCCCGCTGGCATTATGTACCCACTGGCCAGGAGTGCCAATCCAAACGACACGGATGCGATCACCTGGGCTTTGTGGACAAAGGAAACCTATTTCAAGTTTGTTAAAGGTGGTGACCCCATACCCGACCCGGATAACCCGGAGAATAAGAACAAGTATGGCATAGTCCCGGTAGCCTGGGTATTTGCAGATGGTAGGCCTGAATCAAGTTTCACTGACATTGACCCGGCTATGGATATAGTTGAAACAAACCTGGCTATCAACCTGGCACTCACCGAGTTAAACGCAAATATCCGCTTTCAATCTATGGGGTATGGTTTTCTCAGCGGGGTAAATGACACCTACGAATTAACAGTTTCGCAAGATGAATGGAATACGCTGCCAAGTGGTGCCGATGCAAAGTTTGTGACACCCCCCAAAACTATTGACGACATTCAAAAGGCTGTCCGTATGCTCTACCTGGGCATTTCATTAAACTATGGGCTGGATAGCAGCTTTGTTGAAGGGACTACCCAGGAAAGCGGAATCTCCCGCAAGATGCGAAACCTTGAGCTCATGGAAAATAGAGTTTCAAGCGTAACCACCTGGCGAGAAGCAGAGCATAACTTATTCACCATTGAACAAGCAGTAGCAAAGGCCGACTTAAAACTTGAGTTCCCGGATGGTTTAAGCACCGACTTTAAAGAGTCCGAAGTGATACTGACCGAGCAGGAAAAGCGGGATAAGAACCAGTACGAGATTGACCAGGGTTACACTAACCCGGCTGCTACCCTGCACGAATCAGATAAGGACGGCTACCCCACTGAGGAAAAAGCCAAAGAAACAATCATTACTAACCTGGCCATAACTGCGGAGATTAAAGCAGCTGCGACAGTTGAGAAGCCGGATATTTTTGCGGATGCCCTGAATGAAACCCCACCAGGAACATAAAGACCCGGCACCGATAACCAGGTTCAGGCTTACACCCTGGGAGTCGTGGATGGGCGGGCTGCCAAAGTCACCAGGCACCTACCGGGTTACTAATGGCAAATTCTACCTTACTTGCCCAGCTTGTGCAAGACGAGTGCAGATTGCAAAAAGCAGAATATCAAACTCCGGGCAAATCCAATTCAGATGTACTTGCCACTGGCAGGGTAAGGTGATTGCCAGGGGCTTATCAAAGGGGGCTATTCGTGCCTGACTTTTCAGAACAAGCAGCTGCGAAACTGGCACAAGCAACGCAGCGCATAATTGACCAAATAGCGGGGCACGTTGCCAGGGCTGGCGAGGGAATGACCAGGGCGCAGCTGGTGACCCTGCTTGAGAACACAAATTTCAACACCCTAATCAATGACACCCTGGGATTCAAAGGCGATTTGAACAAGCTCAACCAGGACTACACAAACCTATTAAAAGAGACTGAGAAGTTTGCACCCCTTACCCCCCAGGCAGTCGGTGCCCTGGTAGCCACAAATAAGGCGACACTGATTGCCCGGTACAATGGTTTATTCCCGGCGCAAATGAAAGACGCAGTGGTGAACGGTGTTTTAGGTGGAGTGCCCCGCAAAGAGATAGGAACCTTCCTACGCACACAATCGGGATTTACCAGCGCAAATGTCAAGACGTGGGTGAACACCTCACTAAGCACCTTTAGTCGCTCTGTGACCGCTAAAATGGCCGAAGCAGCACCACCAGGTCAGAAGTATGTTTACATCGGAGACCAGGATGACAAGACCAGGGATATATGCGTAGAGATGGGGGCAGCCGAAGCACTTACCCAGGCAGAGATTGAAGCACAGTACCCCGGCACCTTTATTGATGGTGGTGGTTTTAATTGCCGACACAAGTGGAGTCCCGAAACCCCACTGAGCAAAAAGTTCACAGATCAGAGCGCAGCAGCAGCAGAGCAAGCGAACCGGCAAGCTGGCATAAGGAACGGTAAACCAAGCAAGCAAGCATACGCCCCGGTAACCCCGCTGCAGAAAGCAATAGCAGATGAAACCGTTTCGTAGCATAACCAAACTGAATCCCGCCTGGTGGCGAAGATTCGGTGAACGCCTGGCAGATAAGATTCGTGTTCACACTCATATAAACGCCCTGGACGTTGACGATAGACCGTTTAGAAAACTCAGTGCAAAATACGCAGCCAGGAAAGCAGCTGGTGGCAGTAGGTTTACAGCACAGAAACCCATAGCGAACTTGAAGCTCACCGGGGATTTGCAAAAGGATTTACAGCACATAAAAAGCGGGCGAAACTATACGCTGATTGGCTGGCCAAGCGATAGCGAGAAACTGGCCGGGCTGCAAAAGCGGGGCAGACTTGTAACTACCCGCAAAAAGCCGGTAAGCGGGTTCATTGAACGCTGGATTCAAAGAGAGATTGACAGGGAAACAAATAAGAACGTCAGAAAGACAGACGGCAAAAAAGTACACCACCTAAAAGCAAGGGGACTATGAAATGGCTGAAAAAACTGCTGTCTCTTATACACATCTCCGAGCCCAC